CATGCTATAGGGTATGAGCGGAGATTGGTCATCTACGGAGGAGACGTAAATGCGTAAACCTGCTAACCCAAAACTGTATGCGATGTTTGTTGCACAGGCACGGGCTAAGTATTCTTCTTATCCAAATCCAGGCGCAAGTGCTTGGGTTAGTAAAAAGTATCAACAAGCAGGCGGACAGTATGTTGAAACTACTGAAGCAAGTCGTCGTGCAAATATGGCAAAGAAAAAACAAGAAAACGCAGATAATAAAAAACGTGAAAACAAAAAAGAAGTAAAAAAATCTACAAAAGAAAAAGATAAAGGCAAGAAGTAATGTCATTTTTGGACTTTAGTCCGCCGTCGTATAGAGCGGCATCTTCTGATTTAACTATTTCTATTTCTCCACTTGGATTAGTAGAACTTGCCGATGAAGAATTTGAAGTTCATGGTCCACGTTTAAACCGTTATTCACTCAACTGGGCAATGTATTTAGGACACCATTGGGGGTATCGTCGTGAGCAAGGTGAGATGCAAATTGCCGTTAATTATTATCGGGCTTTTAATGATTACTTGTCTCGTTTTACCTTTGGTCGTGGTGTTCATTTTCGTTCTCCAAAAGCGACTGAGGCAATTGTACCTGACAGGTTGGAACGTGTTTGGGAAGTAGATAATGACAAAATGCGTGTCCTTCTTGAAATGGGACAGCAAGGCGGAATTACTGGAGATTGTTTTGTTAAAGTAGCATACGAAGAACCTTGGACAGATTCTGCAAACCTATTACATCCTGGGCGTGTTCGTATTCTTCCTATGAACTCTTCATTCTGTTTTCCAGAGTTTCATCCACATGATAGAACAAGATTATTAAGATTTAAACAAAAGTATCGTTTCTGGGGAACATCTTTGGAAGGTACTCGTCAAGTATTTACTTACACTGAAATTCTTACCGATGACATGATTGAAGAGTATGTCAACGATGAACTAATTGATTCACGACCAAATCCACTTGGCGTAATCCCTGTAGTTCACATACCTAATGTTCCTGTTTCAGGATCGCCGTGGGGTCTCTCGGACGCACACGACATCATCACTATAAACCGTGCATATAACGAAATTAGCACTGATGTTGCAGACATCATTAACTACCACGCATCACCAGTAACGGTAATCGTGGGTGCTAAAGCCTCTAACTTAGAAAAGGGCGCAAAAAAGGTTTGGGGCGGTCTTCCAAAAGACGCCCAAGTCTTTAATTTAGAAGGTGGTGCTCAAGGTATAGACGGAGCCTTGAAGTATTTAGAACTTTTAAAAAGATCTATGCACGAACTTATGAACATTCCAGAAACTGCGCTTGGACAAGTTCAGCCAATTTCAAACACTTCTGGTGTAGCACTTTCTATTCAGTATCAACCATTAATGAATCGTTATTCACAAAAGGTAGCCCAATACGGAAAGGGCTTAGAAAAAATTAATGAGTTAGTACTAAAGACTCTTGCAGTAAAAGAACCACAGACTTTTATTTATAATCCAGATGTAGATGGACCAATTAAAGAGGGTCAGTATCCGCAATTAGATCCAAATGATTCAGTTACTTACATTAACTACGCACAATTCCCACAACCTCTCCCACTTGATAAATTAATCGTGCTAAACGAAATTCAGACCAAGTTGGGTATGGGATTAGAGTCTAAAGAGGGTGCACTACGTCAACTTGGAGAAGAATTTCCAGAAGAGAAGTTGCTTGAAATCCGTGAGGAACTCATGGCTGATGCCCAGGCTGATGGCGCTCTACAACTTGTTAAAATTCAAATTCAAAAACAAATTATGGATATGACAGGCATGATGCCTGGTCCTGATGGAAATAGTGCTATCCCAATGCAACCAACAGTTTTAGGTGATGGAGATGTAATGGGAGATGGAATGGAGGGTCCACAAGATCCAAACAATCCATTAAATCCTGCAAGTCAAGAGACTAAAGGCATGGAAGTTCAAGCCGAAGCAGAGATTAGAAACAAACTTGTCACTGATGCCTATGGAACAAAAATTCCACAAAGAAGGACAGTAGACAGAGATTAATTAGAATTCTGATATAAAATTCAGAATACAGCAAGACATACTTACTTTAATAGAGTGAGATTGTCTTGTTATAACCCCACGTGATACGCCGCAAGGCATTCGGACAATGACCCAAGAAACATAGGTGATTACTATGGAAAATGCAACACAAGATATGCAAGTAATGCAAGAAATCGCTGTTGCGGAAGCAGCAGCCGTAGTAGAAGCGAGTGGTGAGACATCAGTGTACACAGTCGATGATCTTGCAAAAGCACGAGAGCAAGAGAAATCTAAGTTGTACCCACAACTTGAAAAGATGAGAGAAGAACTTTCATCACTACGAAAAGAAAAAGAAGAAGAAGCAGCACGTAGAGCACAACTTGAAGCAGCAAAACAAGCAGAAGAGTTGTCTATACAAAAAGCAAAGGAAGAAGAAGAACTTTCTTTTAAAGATCTCCTAAAAAAGAAGGAGCAAGAATTTCAGTCTCAATTAGAGGCTGAGCGTCTTGAAAGAGAACGTGCTTTTGCTCTTCTAGATCAGGAACGTAAGTTCCAAGAGATAACAAACTATCGTTCATCACGAGTCGAACAAGAACGGGACAATATTGTTCCTGAATTAATTGATTTAGTTGATGGTAACACTGCCGATGAAATTGAGCAAAGCATCGCAATGTTGAAAGAAAAATCTGCTCGAATTTTGTCATCTGCTCAACAAGCAATGCAAAGTGCAAGACAACAAATGGCAGGAACTAGAATTACTAATCCTGCCGCAGGACCCCTCGATAATGACTCGGATCAAAAAACGTACTCACCTGATTCGATCAGGGAAATGTCATTGGCGGATTATGCGAAACAAAGAGCCAAGTTACTTGGCACTGCTGCAAGCAATCGTGGTCAGGGACTGTTCGGTTAATCCCAAACAACTACTAGGAAAGGACTTGACCTAAATGGCAAGTGCAATTACAGGTACAGGGCAACTCGCAGGCGCCCCAACCGCTTACTCAGGCAGCAACAGCAGCCTGAACCAAGCAATTCAAACAATCTGGTCGAAAGAAATTTTGTTCCAGGCAATGCCAATTCTTCGTTTCGAACAATTTGCAGTTAAGAAGACTGAACTAGGTGTAGCACCTGGTCTTCGTGTGAACTTCCTTCGTTACAAGAACTTCGCAATTGATCCAACTCCTCTTACAGAAGGCGTTCGTATGACAACAAACGCACTTACTGCAGAGCAAATCGCAATTACAGTTGCAGAGCACGGTTATGCCGTTGCTGTTTCTGAGTTGCTACTTAATGCATCATTTGATGATGTAATGGCTTCAGCATCTCGTCTTCTAGGTCGCCACATGGCACAGTACCTAGATGTACAAGCACGTAACACCTTGTCTGCTGCAACATCAGCCGTATTCGGTTATGATCGCACCAGCCTACAAGGCGTTAACGACTGGTACAACGAGGGTACAAAGGCAACTGCTTTTTCTGATCTAGATGGTAACTACAAGTTATCAACTGGCGCAGTTAAGGATGCTGCTCTTACTCTTGCTGGAAAGAACATTCCTCGCTTAGGTGAGACTTATGTAATGTTCGTTCACCCATCACAATCTCGTGATATCCGTTCAAATCCAGAGTTCATTGAAGTAACGAAGTACGCCGCACCTGGTAACTTCATGCTTGGTGAAATTGGTCGTTTGTACGACGTAGTATTCATTGAAACCACTCAGGTTAAGAAGTTAGCAATCAACGCTTCTTACACAACCTCTACATCTGTTGGTGTTCCTGCATCACAGATTGAAGTTCCTGTAAAGGCTAACACAGCCCCAGGATCAGGTGGAAACCCAGTATCTGATGATTACACAGCAGATAAGGGTTACTTAACTACAGCAACTGGAAACGGTGCCGCAGTTTATGAATCAATCATGATTGGTGACAATGCATTTGGTCACGCAATCTCTCTTCCAGTTGAACTTCGTGATGGTGGCGTTCTTGACTTCGGTCGTGAGCACGCTCTTGCTTGGTATGCAATCTGGGGTCTTGGCGTAATTACAGATCAAGCGATCTGTAAGGTTTACACCAACTAATTTGCTTTACCCTGATGTCTGGGAGCCATACTCCTTCTTTGGCTCCCAGCCATCAACAACTAACTTAGGAGAATAAACAACGTGGCAAATACACAAACAAGTCCGCTTGATGCAACAGGCAAAGCAGCGGAACAAGCAGCAAAAAAGAATGCAGCAGAACTAAAAAAGCGTAAAGAAGAAATTTCTATCGCTACCCAACTTGAGGCAGAAAGTTTGGAAAAGGATATTTTTGATCCTAAAAATCCAGACGCTCCACTTGTTTTAGACGAAATTGAAAATGTTGGAGTATCAACTGCTAATGACTATGTAGTCATTCGTACCATTACTGATATTGAAGACATGACTTTTGGAGTCGGAGATACTTACACTTTTAAAGCAGGTGTTAAGTACAGAGTTCCAAGAGGACTTGCAGATTATCTAGAACAACTTGGCTATATTTGGCGGCCTAACTAAACCTAGCCCGTCTTTAATAGTCCGACTCTCAACTGGTTCCCGCCCTCCTCCCAGTTGGGAGTTGGACCTTTTTTTGCACTGAATAAATATTAGTTACACGAGATGATTAGCAAATAGAATTCACGGAGGTTATGTGGCTACGATTTCAAGCCTTGCGGATCGATTAAGGTCTGAAATTGGCGATACACCTAAGTCTTTTGTATACCCATTCACGGCTGATGGTACAACTAATCGATTTTTAATTCCTTACTCTCCCCTTGATGGTGCAAACCTTGTTGCAAATAAAAACGGTAGCGATGTTTCAGCCGATGTTCAAGTTGAAGAGGCTACGGGTTATATAGTATTTGATACCAGTCCTGCAGATGGGGACACAATTATTGTTGCTGGTAACTACTACCGTTATTTTACTGATACTGAAACTTGTCAATTTGTAAGTGATGCCTTTATTCAACACTCAGCATTTCATACAGATGCTTATGGTAGAAATGTAAGTTTAATGAACTTACCTACATTAGAAGAGTATCCAGTCGTTGTATATGCTTCAACTCTTGCTTTATATACCTTAGCAAATGATGCTGCTTTTGATATTAACGTATTTGCTCCAGATGGTGTAACAATTCCACGATCTGAAAGATACCAACAATTAATGCAAATGATTCAAACCAGAAAAGAACAATACAAAGAATTATGTTCACAACTTGGTATTGGTCTTTACAAAATTGATGTATTTAGTTTACGTAGAATTTCTAAAACTACAAATCATTATATTCCAATATTTCAACCTCAAGAAATTGATGATGCTTCAAGCCCTGTTCGTGTTCATCTTCCTACTCCTACTTACGGTAATGTTGAATTGCCTGTAACAGTTGTTACTCAAGATTTAAATGTTTATGAAGGTGATGCTTATGAATTTAGTATTCGTTTAGGTATTGAGGTAGATACCCTTACTCCATTAGCAGAAATTAGAGCACTTCCAGGAGCGGCTCAATTAATAACTACTTTTACAATAACAAAACCAGCCATTACAGAAGACGGAGACAACCTTCGTACATTAGTATTATCTCTTACAGGTGCCCAAACACGTTTGCTTCCTGGAACTTCATACTACGATGTACAATTAACAAACGGAGATAATGTAACTCATACATATGTTTCAGGCAAAATTTTTAAGACAGCAGAGGTAAGCCAATGAGCCCACAATATCAACGCCCAGGGGCTAATCAGGTACCAATTGCAGTCAATGACGTTGTTTTAATTACAACACCAGATGGTACAAACCATCCCGCAGGATGTGGTTGTGGAAGTTGTAGTGGCGGTGGAGGAACAACTGGTACTCAAGGAACGCAAGGTGTACGTGGAGCACAGGGATTACAAGGCGTACAAGGTACTCAAGGATTGCTTGGTACTGGTACACAAGGTGTTCAAGGAAAATTAGGTACCCAAGGAACTCTTGGTACACAAGGTGCACAAGGAACTAAAGGTGATCCAGGAACTCTTCAAAATATTGCTACCTATGTGGCATATGAGCATACCCAAGGAGCAGCCAGTGCCTCTTGGACAATTAATCATAATTTAGGATTTAAACCTAACGTTACAGTTGTAGACTCTGCTGGTAACATTGTTGAAGGTGAAATTACGTACACTAATTTGAACTCACTTACGGTCTCTTTCCAATCAGCCTTTAGCGGATACGCTTATTTATCTTAAGGAGATAAAAAAATATGGCCCGTAAGTTTTTAACCCCAATTGATTTAAACAAACTTGAATTACAAAATGCCAAAGTTCAAAACTTAGGTACACCACCAGCAAATCCAGTCGAAGGTCAGATTTACTATGACACATCCGACAAAGTTGTAAAGACATGGAATGGCACTGCGTGGATTAACGCAAGCCAAGGTACACAAGGAACTACTGGAGCACAAGGTACACAAGGTATCGTTGGTGCACAGGGAACACTTGGTACACAAGGAACTTTAGGTAGTCAAGGTACAACAGGTGCACAAGGCACTGTTGGATCACAAGGAACCGTTGGTAGTCAAGGTACTGTTGGTTCACAAGGCACACAGGGAACTTTAGGTGCACAAGGTGCACAAGGAACTGTAGGTTCACAGGGAACAGTCGGTTCTCAAGGTACAGTCGGTGCTCAGGGCACAGTAGGTTCTCAAGGTACTGTCGGATCACAAGGCACTGTAGGTTCTCAAGGTACAAACGGAATTCAAGGTATTGACGGCAATAACGGAGCGCAAGGAACACAAGGTACCGAAGGTTCATTCGGTGGTATTACAGTTGAATATACATACAGTAATAGCACAAGCATGACAGACCCAGGCGACAACTATGCTCGTCTAAATAGTGCTACGTTAGCCTCAGCAACAATTCTTGCATTAGACATTAACCCTTCTGATGGTAATTACGATGTCTCTAACTTCTTACAAACTATTGATGATTCAACATCTACTATAAAGGGTCACGTAAAAGTATCTAAGAAAAATAATACTTCTGTATTTGCTCTTTATACAATCTCTGGTGTTACTGATCAAACAGGTTGGTTTACTGTTGGCGTTGCTTATGTCTCTGGTAATGGAACCTTTAGCAATGGCGAAGAACTTTTATTCACATTTGCACGTACTGGTGATCTTGGTGCTCAAGGAGCACAAGGAACAGTTGGTTCACAAGGAACTATTGGTACTCAAGGCACTCTAGGTTCTCAAGGAACTACTGGTGCTCAAGGAACTGTAGGTTCACAGGGAACATTAGGTTCACAAGGAACCGTAGGTTCACAAGGTACAACTGGTAGCCAAGGAACAGTAGGTTCACAAGGTACAGTCGGTTCACAGGGAACTGTTGGATCACAAGGTACAGATGGTGCTCAAGGAACTGTTGGATCTCAGGGAACCGTTGGTTCACAAGGAACTGTTGGTAGCCAGGGTACAGTCGGTGCTCAAGGAACTGTAGGTTCACAAGGAACTCTCGGTACTCAAGGTGCAGTAGGTTCTCAAGGTACAGTTGGTTCTCAAGGTACTGTTGGTACACAAGGTACTGTTGGTTCTCAGGGTGTACAAGGTAAAGAAGGTAACTTCGGCGGTGTAACTGTTGAGTACGAAACTGCATCTAGTACAACAATGGCTGATCCAGGATCAGGAAAAATTAGATTCAATACTGCTGATACTTCAGTATCAACACACATTGCAATTGATCAAAATGATATTAATGCATTTGATATGGCTGCTTATCTACAAACTATTGATGATTCAACATCACCAATTAAGGGCCATGTAAAAATAACTGTTAAAGGAAATACTGCGGTATTCGGCCTCTGGGCAATCAACTCAATGGTTGATAACTCTGGCTGGTACAACTTAGATGTAACTCCACTTGTAGGTAGCGGAGATATCCCAGATACTAGTGATGTTCTTGTAACGTTTGCTCGTACTGGTGATGTCGGTTCTCAAGGTACAACTGGTGCACAAGGTACTGTCGGTACCCAAGGTACAGTTGGATCTCAAGGCACAGTCGGTAGCCAGGGAACTTTAGGTTCACAAGGAACCACTGGTGCACAGGGAGCAGTCGGTTCACAAGGAACTGTCGGTAGCCAAGGAACTCTTGGTAGCCAAGGTACAACTGGTACACAAGGAACTGTTGGTTCTCAAGGAACAGTCGGTAGCCAAGGTACAGTAGGTTCTCAAGGTACAACTGGAGCCCAAGGCACTGTTGGTTCTCAAGGAACAGTCGGTAGCCAAGGTACAGTAGGTTCTCAAGGTACAACTGGAGCCCAAGGCACTGTTGGATCACAAGGAACCGTTGGTAGTCAAGGTACTGTTGGTAGCCAAGGAACGCTAGGAACTCAAGGTACTGTTGGTTCACAAGGAACTGACGGAACTCAAGGTGTTCAAGGACATTCAGATCGCTATAAGACAACCTCTACAACATCACGTTCAATTGCGGTAGCAAATGGCGTAAGTTTTGTACTGGCTGATGCAGATCTTTCATACTCAGTAGGTCAAGACGTAGTAGTTGCTTACGATGTAAACAACAACATGTCTGCCACTGTAGTAAGTTACACATCAGGAACTAACACACTGGTTGTAAACGTCAATGACGTTCGAGGTTCAGGAACATACGCTGTATGGTCAATCAACCTAGACGGTGCTACTGGTGTACAAGGTACTACAGGTGCTCAAGGCACCGTGGGTGCTCAAGGCACAGTAGGTTCTCAAGGTACAACAGGAACTCAGGGTACTCTTGGTACTCAAGGTACTCTTGGATCTCAAGGAACTATTGGTTCTCAAGGTACCTCTGGTCAACTTGGAACTTACGCAACAACCATTACTGGAGATTCCACAGATGCTGGAGCAACTGGAACTACACAGTTCACAGTAACTCACAGCCTTGGAACTACAGACATTATGGTTACTGTATGGGATACCACTACTAAAGCCGAAGTTGTAACAGATGTTGTTTATGTAACATCTTCTACAGTTACAATCGGATTTGCAGTGGCTCCAATTACAACTCAATCTTACAGGGTAGTAGTTAAGGCTTAATACGTGAGTAGAAGAGCCTTAGTACCTCTTAATGTACTTGCCGTAGGCACAGATCCTGTTGGTAGGTACGTTGGAGATCTTTATTACAATGTAGATGCACGTAATGTGTATGTGTTTGATGGAGTACAGTGGCTTGAAATTGTTGCAAATGCTTCTGCCGACATCATTGAGGGTGGCGATGAAGTTGACGGATCAGACTCTTACACTGCAATTGCAGATGGAGGAGATGAATTAAATGGAAGTGATTCCTATACAAGTTTCTATGATGGTGGAGGAGTAATTTAATGTCAGTAACAATCAAATTACGTCGTGGTACTGCGGCTCAATGGACAGCAAATAATCCAACACTTGCTGCAGGCGAAGTTGGGACAGAGACTGACACTGGAAAATTAAAAATTGGTAATGGTTCTACAGCGTGGAACTCGCTTGCATATGGTGGTCTTCAAGGCATTCAAGGAACCACAGGTGCTCAAGGTATACAAGGACCTCAAGGAACTGTAGGAGCGCAAGGAACCGTAGGCTCACAGGGAACTTTAGGAACCCAAGGTACTCAAGGTACTCAAGGTACTCAGGGAATTCTTGGTTCTCAGGGTACAGTTGGATCACAGGGAACCGTTGGTAGCCAAGGAACTGTAGGAGCGCAAGGAACTGGGGGCACACAGGGAACTGTCGGTGCTCAAGGAACTCAGGGCACTCAAGGTACTCAAGGTACTCAGGGAACTCAAGGAACTCTTGGAGCCCAAGGTACTCAAGGCACTGTAGGTAGCCAAGGAACCCAAGGTACTCAAGGTGTACAAGGAACTTTAGGTACTCAAGGTGCTGAAGGTTCATTTGGTGGTGCTACATTTGATTACACTTTCCTTACAAGCACAACTAATGCTGATCCAGGTACTGGAAATTTGCGTTTTAATAATGCAACTCCCGCATCTGCTACAGCCTTGTACATAGATGCAAGTAATGATGCTGCAACAGACTTATCAACATTTTTAAACACAATTGATGACTCATCCTCAACTATCAAGGGTCACTTCCGTGTCTCACAGAAGTTTAACCCAAACGTATTTAAGTTATACACCATTACATCTCTTACAGACAATACTGGTTGGTTTACAGTTAACTGTTCTTATGTATCTGGTAATGGAACTCTTTCAAACTCTGACGATGTATTAATTACGTTTGCTCGTACTGGTGATAAAGGTGACACAGGTACGCAAGGTACCGTCGGATCTCAAGGAACTTTAGGTACACAAGGAACTGTTGGTAGCCAAGGACCAATCGGTGCACAAGGTGCAACAGGTGCTGGAACTCAAGGTACTCAAGGAACTTTAGGCGCTCAAGGTGTTCAAGGAACTCAGGGTACCCAGGGAGTTCAGGGCACACTTGGAGCGCAGGGTACTCAAGGTACTACGGGTTCTCAAGGTGCAACAGGAGCACAGGGTGCTACAGGTACTCAAGGTACAAATGGAACTCAAGGTACACAAGGTCTTCAGGGTCCTGGAGGCACATACGCTAACTCTGCTGCTTTAGCGGCTGCCCTTAGCGATGAGACTGGTACTGGTGCTGCTGTATTTGGCACTGGACCAACACTTTCACTTCCAGTAATTGATAACTTAAAATTAGGGTATACCACTACAGCAACTGCTGCAGGTACTACAACTCTTACAGCCTCTAGCAATAATCAACAATTCTTTACTGGTACCACAACTCAGACAGTGGCTCTTCCAGTAGCAAGCACAATGACTCTTGGTCAAAGATTTATTATTGAAAACAACAGCACAGATAGCGTTACAGTTCAATCATCTGGCGGTAATACAGTTATTGTAATACCTGCTGGAACAAGTGCTAAGGTTTCTTGTATCCTTACATCTGGAACATCCGCTGCCTCTTGGGATGCAGAATACGTTGGATTTAATACAAATCCATTAACATCAGGATCAGGTGCAACTGTTGCAGATATCCTTATGTTGGGTGGAATGTAACTAAAGAAGTTCTGTACTACCGTTATGAATCTGACTGTATTGCGCTGCCTCTAATAAAAACTTTATAGGTTTATATGCTTGTGGTTTTACTGTATAGGTATTAAATTTTATTTGATTTTCTTCATGTTTCATTCGAAAATTAAATATATACCAATCTATAGGGCAATTAATTCCTTTAGATTCAACATCAGCAATAGTCTTTTCTGCACCTTGTCTACTAACTGCATACCCAGCACAAGACCACTGTTGATATGACTTACAAATATACTTTTCACCTAAGTCGTGCTCAGATTCATTATAAGCAAACAAAGAATCATCGGGAACAAAAAATGAAAAGAAATTCCATACAGGCATAAGTTCACCCATGTACATCTCAGCAATAACTTTAAAGTTTTTACTAATAACTATGTCATCTTCAAAAATTATTAATACATCTTTATCAGATTCTAAAAACTTTTTATAAGCCAAGTAAGTACTTGCCCAAACTCCCACAACCCCAGAACTTGGTGGGAAGGTCTCACCTGGCTTACAAAAGTCAGTAACGGTGTTAACTTTAAAATTAGATGTTTGATTAATAAATGCCTCAGCCTTATCAGCGGTATTTAAGTACATAGTAGGAGAACCAAGACGAGGTAAGAAGGACATAGAATTTAAAATGCCCTCATAAGATTTATTTCTTAATCTATTTCCAGTATCAGTATGAAAGACCTCAAAGCAGGCGTTATCTAACACTTCTCAATCCATACCTGATAGCCAGATTCAATGATGTTATATTCACCCTTACAGACATTAAGAAAGCAGTCAACGCCCCTCTTAGGCTCTAGGTACTCCTTACCGCCGTAGTTCCATAGGTAATCATCAAATGCCATCACCCCACCTGATTCCAGGTGCCTGAAGCCATTTAAACCATCCATAGCGGTCTGTAGGGCGGTGTGGTCGCCATCTATGTATATGAAGTTATATGAACTAGCGTTACGAATAAAGAACTCATCACTAGTCATCTTGTGCTTTAAGATTCTTCCATCCTTTGGAAATCTTGAATCATAGTAAGCCTCTACTGAAACAAAATCTAAATCTTTATGGGCGGTCTCTTCGCTACCTTCCCAGGTATCTACATCATCTAAAAACTCAATAGTGCGGTTCTTTAATAGCCATTCTGTGGCATCTCCTGTGTAGGTGCCAATCTGTAATGCACGAAGTGGAACACTTGGCACATGTCTGAAGTACTTCTCTACATCTTTAAACCAATTAGGAAACATCAGATAAACAACTTCAAATTATTAAGGCAACCATTTACGTACTCTTCAGTCATAACATAATCATCTAGCAAATGCTGGAACAAAGTCTTGCTTTCATCTTTGCGCCCAATCCACCATCCAGCAACAGCCTTTTCAAACAATAAGCAGTATGTACCATTATATTCAACGTACCCTGGAAGAGGTTGGTTGTAAACATTGGTTGCAAATA